ATTATGGCTTATATGGCCGATTATACAACAAAACATGCCGACCCGTCACATACAACATTCTTAATTGTTGCGTTTGCCACGCTCGCAGTAGTCCCGCCTGCACTTATTGTCAAGGCAAAGCCGCCTGTTGTCGTGTTTTTTATAGTAATAGCGTCAGGGACAGCGGGCAATGTTATCGTCCTGGCTGCGGTCAATGTCCCGGTAAAATTGATAAAATCGACTTTACTTTCCGCTTCAGTGAGCGTGTAATTTGCATCTGTCAAAGCCTTTGATAAATACCCGTAAGGCTTAATGATTGTGCGCTTATCGGTTATAGTTGTCGCCTGGCTTGCGTCTGTGACAACTGTATAAAGCGGTATGCGTCCAGCGGTAAAGCCTGTTGTATTTTTAGATACAACACCAGCAAATGTCATCTCGACGTAATTTGTTGAACTTGCGGTCAATGCTATTGTGCCACTAGCTACTACGGTTAAGACTCCATTTAATAAAATAGTCCCGCCAAAATAACCCCACGTTAACCCACCGCTTGTAGTTTTGTCTCTGGAAAAATCCGCTGCAATGTTTACCGCTTCAAAGTTTTCATTTACAAGTGTTTCTTTTTGCGCCTGCAATGCGCTTAATTGTTGTATTTTCATTAGATTATTTGCGCTGTAAGTGATTGACCAAATCCGACAATATCGGAAACTTGAACTATTTTAACTTTAAATGGGCTAGGTGCCCATACGCCAGCTCCGTACCAATCTTGCTGATCGCTTGATACCCATGTGTAAGTGCTTGTTGTAACATTATCTATGTTGGCAATGACATTATTTGTTACGCCGTCATAAATAGTAACCCTGTATTTTTCCGACGAAAAATCAAGTGGCACGTCTGACAAACTGTTAAATTCAGCATTGACACGAGCGCGCCTGTTCCACCGTATAATAACATCATGGTTTACTTGCCTATAACCATAAATATTACAAACTGGCAGTGGTAATAAATGCCTCCCTTCCGGCGTAAACTGTATTACCGGCGCATCTGCAATAAGAGTTCCAACCGTTACCGCCCTAAAATAAAGCTGTTGACCCAGTGTAGTAAGCGGCAAATCTATAAAGCCAATTGCGGCCTGATCTAGTAGAGTAAACTTATCTCCTATCGCATGCGTAGACTTAGCCCACTCTGTCCCTTGTCTCCCCCTCAATAATCTTGATAGCCTCCATGTTGTACTTGTGAGCTGTGTAGCAATTCCGAATTGTATTATCTCGTCACCAATACGCGCCACATTTCCGCCATTGTACATGACTGCATCTGTTATTGATGTAAGAGCGTCGCCAAGCGTTAAGCTTACCGTTATTGTATTTTGCAGGTCTAATGTGTAGGTATCAGCATAATCAGCAAGTACGGTTGTTGCTGCGCCGTTTTTTGTCCTAAACTTTACTGTTTGAGACGTTACCCAATCAATATTATCAAGTGAGTATTGAATGACAGATGATTGATATAGCTTGGTATCTGCTGAAGCATCAACACCAAAAAACAAACCATGAGTATTGACCTTTGAAGTGGTTAGCAATGGCGCGTTAAATGGCAATATTGTTGCTGTCGTTTTCTTTGTGATTTTGTAGTCGTTGAGTGATCCGGTTCCACCAATAGCCGCCTGCCCTACTGATAACGTTGATTTTACCGCGTCAAATTCAACATAATCACCGATTGTTCGCGTGATAATCCTGACGGTTATCTGATCGCCGGTGACATCATCAACGATTGTTATATTACTGCCTGGGTAAATGGTACGGCCTAAATCAATGGGCAGGCTGAATTTGTAGCTATCCCGGTAAGTCCAGTCCTCTTCGTGTAAAACCTCTGCTACTTGCCGTGCGTAGTTTGAATCCAATACCATGTTGGCTTTAACGCTTCTCACTGTCGCTGCGTTAGTATTTTGTATCGTTGAGCGTTGAGTATTGGCTTCATACCCGCGTGTATAATCTATGTACTCTACAGTTATTTCTTTTGGTAGGTCAATATCATTTTTTCGCGTGACCTGGACCGCTTCGCCGTCACTTGTGGGTATCATCTGACTATAATAAATCGTGGCTATTGATGTAAGCGCACGCTGCTTAAAAAATATCTTGCCATCCTTCGACACAATGTCAAAAAGGAAAATGTCTTGAAGCTCTTTAATTGCCGTCGCCGCGTCGCCGCTTTCAAACTCGTAGCCAAAAACATTCATAAGCGCAAGGTCACTTGTGTCAATGTCTGTGCTTTGTAAGCCAGAGGCAAGACAAAGCTCTGTGATAATATCGGATAACATGCCTAAGCCTTTTGTGTATGGTGATCGGTACGGTAGTATTTTAGTCGTTACGCCTGGCAACGTGCCAGTATTGATAAAAACAGAGTCACCCGCCGCTATCGTTAATGATTGCCCGGTATAGGGAGCGTAAGTATTTTTAAGCGTTTGCGTTTTGCTGTAATGCTTTACAGTAGACCCGCCTGGGATAGTTAATGTTGTCGCTCCCGCTGATTTCGGGAAATAAACTCCGCGCGTGTGTGCGCAAGTTAGCACACTACCAGCCAGTGAATAGTCTGTAATCTGCTGTGCGCCTCGGTCTATATGCCAAAGGTAATCTGTTGAATAACTTCCCCATTGTTTTGATGCTGGAACAACAAACCCATAACCATATTGGGCGCAAAGTTTTATTGAATCTTCGATCTCTTGAGCGGTTGGAGGGTTAGGGTCTGGATATAAACCGACTCCCATTAATACGCGGCCCTCAAAACCTTTACCATTCAGGAAAGTGGTGTAATCAATAAAGTTTTGCCAAAAACCCCAAGGGTTAAAATTGCCGTACATCCAGGTATAAGCTAAATCAGCCGCCGCCATTACGTCGCGCAAGTCTACGCCGTACCTGCGCCCATAGTGGCTAAAGTCACGGGTAAACCAACTACCGCCTGAATCTTGTATAAAATTTGATGGCGTTTGATCGTAAACAGTATTGTAACGGTCAATTGTGTGTAGGGTAGACTCTAGATTTATATCTACGATGCAAAGTACGCCTCGCGCGTGACATACAGCAGTAACGTCCATTATGAAGCGCTTGATCGTCCACGCCTTCCAATCCCACAAAACCGGATCATCTACCAAAACCAGATTGCTGTTTGAAAGCGGCTGACCAGGTGCTTGACGTGGAAATTCTGTCACCGGAGCAAGGCTTGCAATGTTCACACGCCATGCGTTATAAGCGGTCAAATCGGCCATGCCATAACTGCCATGATGATAAAATGTGCAATCCTCTGATAGTGCCACCGCATCTATGTCGTAGTTATCGACAATGTATTGAATCTGATTAAGTCTAAAATCTCTAATTGTTGGTTGTCCAAACTCTGCTGCTGTTCCGTATGCGCTGGCAAGGCTTGTTCCGCTTAACGGATAAGTATAGTCAAGGTAATAGGTGCGCCCATCCTCTACTATAGGATTGTAATAACTTGGCTGGTCATCACCATATCCCCGATCACGCAAGATATAAAATCCGTCAACGTCCCGGTAAATCCAGAAAAATATTTGAAACAAATCGCCATTTTCCAATGTCGCCGTGTGTGCGGTGTTGTAGTGCGGTATCTCTAAATATCCCTCTGGAACCGCCGCCGTGCTTTCAGCCACCACCGGCAAGCCTTGATCTACTTTGATCATATCGCACCAAAGCTGTAGATAATCCACGCGGTTATCTGTCATCGTGGTATCCCAAGGCGTATTTTTTAGCCATGCGTCATTATAACGATACATGACAATTCCAGGCGTTGCAGCTGGGGCAACATAGCCTGTTTTAGTCTCGCGTAACCGTGTTATCAAGTCACGGGTATATAAGTCTGTCTCATACCTATCCGAAGGGTTTGACTGGATGAGTTTTTGAATCTTGTTAACAGCCGGTAAATTGGCAATCGTGCGGCTGGTAAATTCCGGCACATCCCAAGTATTATAAAAACTTAAAAGGCTATTGCGCCCCGCCGTACGTGTTGCTGCATACTCTGAACAATAAACAGACTCAAACGTGTAGGTGTGCATAACCAAATCACGCACTCTAGCAACTGCCCGCGTACCAGCTGCGACAAACTGTTCCCCGCTTTCATTAATTCCTCGTATCCTTACCCATTGCACAGAATATTTAGACTTGACCATGATTGCGCTAGCCAGCGTCCCAGTACCAAGGCTGCGGCTCATTAACGCGCCGTCATAATCCCATACAGGCTGATCGATCAATGCGCCGCCATGCGGATCATTGTATTTTTTAAGTACGGTTGAGTTTATTACTGACCCTGTGCCTTGTGTTAATTGTTCGGTAACTGTCCCTGTCAACCCATCGTAACTCGAACCTGGCCGCCAAAGAATAGACGCACCGTCCCAGTAATTATCAAATGCCCTGACACGATCTGAATAAAACTGAGCCGGTGCATAACTTCCTATTTTGTGCGCTTCAACTGATTGTTCATCATGACTTGAAAAGCTCACCGCAAATGGTAGGTGCGTTAATTTTGTGAAGTCTGCCAATAGAGGCCAGTTGGGGAATGCCACCGCGTCACGGAATGTTGATGGATAGGTTATCGTAGGGTAGACGATATTTTCAAGCGTTGTAGTCTGGTCGTACTCTTGCCACGCAAAGCGAAAAACATCATCCAGATAAAAATCAATAAGTGCATTGGTACGGCACTCAAACCCCCATTGTGTTACATTTCCGCGCGTTATTCCGGTTAAATCAACGTAGACTTGCCGCCACCGGCCTATATAATCGTGCGCTGTGTGTGCGTCGTTTAATACATAATCTTTTGTCAGGCTGACCGGCTGTCCTAAATATTGCTTTCCACCTGTGCCATCGATGATATACCAACGTATCGCGTTAGCTGTATCGCCATCTCGGGTTTTTACCCAGTAACCATAATGGTGATAATCTGACCAATTCTCACTTGCTAACGTCTGATATACAACCTTTCCCGTGTTTCCTGATGCTGCATTTACGGTTATCTTTGTACTGGCAGAACCGATCATTTTATCGGTTGTTACCTGCGACCGTCCTCCGGTTAATCCTGCTTGCAGTGTCCAGGTTTTCGCACTGTCGCAGTCATCTATGTAGGTCTTTACTAGTCCTTGTAGTGCGGCTGTCTGTGCGTCGATACCGGCAAAATGGTTTATCTGTATGTCGTACATATCTTGATCGACGACAAGCGTGTCATTACGATAAACCCTGCTTTGTCCTTCCCGCAAAATCCACTCAACTGATAATTTAACTTTAACGCCTAACTGGTTTCCAACGTCTGAAACGGGGTGCAGATTTATCCAGTCAGCTTTGGCATAAACCTCATTGATACTATTTACGACACGCGATCCATAGATAAGGTTTTGCCACGTCCCGCCGTTGGCTGACTGGTTGGCGGCGTGCGGCCAAAGCTGCCCGACATAAGCAAAGTCTTTGTGGGCTACCTTTAAAAATGCGTATGACGAATTGAGAGCGACAAGCCAGCCAGATGCTGTGTTGACGTAAGTTGTGCAGCCAAAACGGTTGGGTATAAATGCGCCATTTGGAGGCAAGATAGGGTTTATTTGTGCCTTGAAATTATCCGTTTCGAGCAGGATGTAACCGGATGATCCGTTTACAGATATATTAATCAAGATTGCACTTCAAAAGTAAAGCTTGAGGACTTGTCAAAGGTTTCGCCAAAATTGTAATCATTAAAAACTACGTAGGCTATCCCCCGATTGGCTGACACATTACCTGCACCTTCATAGCCTTCTATAGTTGGGTCAGGGTTTTGTGTTTCAGTGCCTAGATAAAAAATAACAGGGACTCTGGCTGAAGCATCCAAACTAGGAACGTCTGTAGTATCTATGTTGTAAATTATAGTGGTGTTTATCCATATTTTTAGCACGGATGAGATAGGCCCTACTGCCAAAGCCACAGCAAACGTGCCAAAAAAATTATATACGTCGGGTGTTATCTGGCTACTACCTCCGCCAAATCCTTTACCGCCTGAACTTCCCTGTTGTACTAAAACACGCTTGACTGGAGCTGACCATATTACATTGCCACCTAGACGCATTTTGCCAAAAACACGCTTAATATTCTGATCATAACCGGAAGATTGAACTAGGGTTCGCGGGTAAATAGCGCGTTCTGGCTTAGGTATTTTTGTACCCCAAGGATCAATAGGCCCTATGAATAACCTGAACATCCATTGCTTAAAGCTCATTTGAACCTATACCAGCCAGTTATTTTGCTTTTGGTTGTATCATCAAGAACGGTTTCAACAACGCGGCCGACTCGATAATCAGCATGGATAATGCCGTAATTGGACAATAAGCCAACATGACAAGGCTCACCATCTAAATGCATGGCTATAATATCGCCAGGCTGCGCGGACTGTTCATCGATTATAATCAAGTTTTCATTTAGAGCTTTTTCAAGTTCGCCATTATGCGGTATGCGCCTGTATGTTGCACTGTCTTTATAATCCATGCCAAGCACATTAGCTACTACGCAAATCAAGCCAATACAGTCAAGGCCAACATTGGCAAGTCTACCTTGATGTTGCCACGGCGTACCTATGCAATCTCTAGCTGTCAATAAAATAAGTTCTTGCTTTGGATTCATTAACCTAACATCTTATCGGGACCTGGCAACATATCTTCACCGCGAAAATTAATCTTATTTGAGAATTTTGTCTTACAAGTTGAAGCTAGTTTATCACAACCAGCTATAATCGTGAATGTATCACCAACCTGAATATTTTTAGACATTTGGATAAATTGCTTAATAACCCCGCCGCTGGTATGGTCTGCAATACCAACAGTAAACCCTGCATTATTTCCAGTTAGCCAAGTGACCAATCCATATTTAAAATATCCCGCTGCCTGAGCGAGTGCGGAAGCTGTAAACGCTTGTCTGCTTGATACACTTGTTACAATGCCGCTAAATGTAAATCCTGCCAAATTAACCTTGCATTGAGAGTCTCCCAGCTCTGCACGGCATGTAGGACTATATTTTTTAGTCAAGTCCTGCATTAATAATTGTTGCAGACTACGTGCCTCACACTCAAAAGTTGATTCTTTAACCTTAAAATCGCCTAAGTAACCATCAAAAATATTATTGAATGTTACTGTTTTAGCAACATAATCATATTCAAATACATGTACCCTTGCACCGTCATACTTGCCCTTTAAAATATCATCTTTAGTAATTGCAGACGTGCTATTGATAAAGCCATTAAAATCAAAATTACCTATACTTGGTGCGTTTGACTCATCTGTTGACGTTGGTGTATAGCCATCTATTGATTTATAAGTAACACCGCTTATTACCAGTGTTTCATTTAATGTCGTCATCCCAACAACAACCGCATCCTTGCGCGTTATCTTGATACAGTCGCAAAGTGTCGTAGACATTAGTTAAAATCCCTTGTTTGCACAATAGGAGCGTGAGCTGAGGCAATCTTATAATCATAAAGATTAGCACTTAATTCATCTGTATCGAAACGCGCCGGGATGTCGTATTCATACCCAGCTGTAACTGCTTGTGTATTAGGAGGTGCAGTAATAAATGTCACTATTCCAGTTATATAATTTACCGTGTAGTGGGTAGTCTCGGTTTTTTGAACACCATTAACGCCTATCATTACCGACCCAACAACCGGTTTTACGATATTTTCAACCGCCTGAAATCCGCCTATGTCATAAGTTTTTTTAAGCTGGAATGTTAATAAAGCTCCGGTTCCTGTGCCTATAGGCTGATCTAAAAACGACGTGTTATTGTCTGAACTTGAGCTTTTGTAATCGCTCCAATCCTTGAACCTGAACGCATTGGCCTTACCCTTTGCAATTCTGAACCATGCCAGTAATGTGTCTAATTGATCTTGCGTCCTTACCTTAAATGACACGTCCGCTTTACGCAAAGGCGTTGACCAATTAGCATTGCGGTTTTCTGCTCCGCTTTTTGATTCTGTTACTGTTGTTTTAAACTCAGGTCCGATAGACGACCCATAGCTTAAATCACTGGGGAATTGTTTTTCTATGAACACTTATCGATTCCTCGCTACTGCCATTTGTGCGGCCTGTGCCGACCGCTGCGCTATTTGATTACTTGACCTACGCATTTCTGCCGTGTCTTTCATGCCTGGAAATGACAAATTGATAACGATGTTTTGGTTATTGGTATTATTACCTTGACCTTGTAAGAAATTTGTTAGGTCTTTATTTTGCCTCGGCGAAACTACACGCTCTCCCTTATCGAGCAAAAATGTTGATTCTTTCGGTATATAATCCATACCGCCATGCGCTGCGCCTGAATAGGACTGGCTAGTTATTGCTGACACACGCGCCAAACCGGCAACAACTGCTGCACCTGCTGCCACTGCACCCAGCACGGGACCAACGTAAGGAATACCTGCCATTGCGGTAAATGCCTGTTGTGCGCCCTGGTATGTGCTTATTATAGCATTGGCTATGGCAAATGCCTTGTATGCTGCGAAAGCAATCTTAAATTCTGCCGATTGCTCACCGTAGTAATTTGCTGCTAATGTAGAAAGTTGATCGAACCCATCGGCGGCTATTCCAGTTTGTTCGGCGGCTATGCCAACGTAAAGCTTATTGCGTTTTTTATTGTATTGGGTTTCAAGTCCTAATAATAACTCACCGCGTTCTTTTCCTTCTTTAGTCGTATTTTCAATGATAGTTTGTCTGCGCAATGCAAATTCATCTTTAAGCGTCTTAATTGGATCGCTTCCATCTCCTTTCGCCTGGTCTTTGCGCTCACCTAATATTATATTGCTTGAATTAATTCGCTGTTGTTCGCTATCTTTTTTCTGCTCGTTTGCAAGCCTAGTACCCTCTGCAACTATTGCATCAAATTCTTGGTAGGATTTTGCATTTTCTTCTATAGCATCTTTTTCCTTTGCCAATAATAATATTTGTTCGCGCTGTCCTTCCGTTGCTTTTTTATATACCCCCGTTTTTATGTCATACTCGACCTTAACTAGCTCTGTCGTAGCATCATGTAATTCATTCTCGCGCTTCATGCGTGATATTAACTCATCAAACTGCTTTGTTTCATCAACTATTTGTTTTATCCTAGATGCTCCTGATGCTTTCTCGCCTTGATCTATTCCTAGGAACTTCTTCACATTACCTTGAGCTAACGGCGTTGTTTTTTTCTCAGGCGCTGCGCCTTGTAGCTTGTCAAATAATGCCTCCTGTTTTTTAATTAGCGCATCTCGTTTGTTAAGCTCCAGATTTATATCGTTACCGGCAATATCATCAATTAAGCCGCCTATTGCGCTATTATTCCGCATTAACGCAATTTTTTTATCTACATTATCAAGTTCTTTATTAACCGCTTGCAATTCTCCAGCTACGCCGGTAAATGTAGTCTGATCAAAAGCAAAATCAGCTAAACCATTAAGCACGTTATTTAATGTTATACCATGCTCTGTAGCATCATCAAGTTTCTGGATAAGTTGATTAAATCCGCTTAATATTGGTCCTGCTAAAGAAACGCCTACGCCTGCCAGCTTTGCCTTCATTATTTCAAGCTGATCATTAAACTGATCTGATTGCGCCGCGAACTCAGTTGTCATACTGGATAGTTCACGTCCTTTTGATACCATATCGCCTATGGCTTGACCGCCTTCAGATAATAACGGGGCTGTGTCTTGCCATGCCTTACCTAATGCAGCCGCACCTAATGCCGCCCGTTGCTGCGGATCTTTGATAGAGACGAAAATATCTGATAGTTGTTTAAACGCCTCCAATGGGTCTTTCGCATCAATGCCAAGTTGTCTAAACTTTTCACCATCCTTGCCCATATTAACGGCAAGCTTATTGACCGCACTCGATACCGCCTCAAGCTCTGTACCTGATTGTTTTGCAGCAAGTTGTAATCCGCTTAAGTTTTCAACGCTTATTCCAGTTGTTTTACTAAGATCGTTTAGATGGTCTGCTGCATCAATTGAGTTTTTTATTAGCCCCGTAAGTCCGGCGACAGATAATCCAACACCAAGCCCTGCAAAAATTGATGTTAAACTTCCACCTATGCGCTGTGTGTTTGTCTGAAAACGGTTTAAATCCTGAGTTGCCCGATCAAGTGAGCTGCTAAATCGTGCTACGTTAGCGGTTAAATCAATATTAATGCCGTTGCTCATAAACCTAACCTTTGCGCTAAATCGCGACTGCCTGTTTCGATTGATTGTGTGATAGTTTGCAATGCGGCGTTTTTTGACTTATCCCATCCGGCTTTAACAAATAACTGGCCGTGTACAAACTTTCCGGAAGGCGCTGTTTTTCTTCCTGAGCGCAATCCTGTTGAACCTATCCGGCGACCGGAAATTGCTCCACGTCCCCGCACTTCAAACCCATTTTCAACATTAAACGCATACCATGCAACCTTAGTTGCAGGACGAACAAACAGACCTATTTTAGAGTTACGATTACGCTTATTAATTTTTGACGTAAAAACACGAATAGATCGCTTTAACTTGCCGGTTTCACCTATTGGTGTTTCCGATAAAATTGCCGATTTTATCATTGCTGCCCCGCGTCTAAGCGCAAGCATGGTAATTTTATCTGACAACTGCAAGCTATAGGCATTAATACGCCGTATGGCGTCACCGACACCTTGTATATTTATGTTTATGCCATCACTCACGATCTTTGTCCCTTATGCTTATCAGGTCGTATAATAACACCTCAACATCATCAACGCCTAAAATCTCGCAGACAAAAGAAAGGGCGGCCCAATCAATTGAACCGCCCATCATATTCCACGCTTTTGTTGCAATGTAAAGCCCATTACTGGCGCTGTATTTTATTCCAAAGCTTGAGGCGTTAAAGTAGTCTGTGTTTTTTTTTGCGCTTGTTCCCTCGCTTCAATATGCGCTTTATAGCTGTCAACAATTGCCTTTGCTAAGAGCGCTACATGATCAGGCTTATCAGCTATAGACTCGATAAATAATTCAGTCTCAAATTGTACCGGCGTTGGGCTACCGCCTGGTATCAAGTCAATCTCATTAACGCCTGACCAATTAATTACAAATTTACGTAAAATGTCGCCATCGGTCTTACCTTGCCAAGTCAAAACGTCCATGTCCGTAGGACGTGAGATCGTGTAACTAATATTATCGATCTCTACAACTGATTGACGTGCTGCTCTAATTTTGTCAATTAATGAAGCCATAAATTATGCGCTGTAATATGTTGGTGCGCTATTGGCTGAGATATTGGCGGCTGACTTAATAACGTCGCCAAATCCGCCTGTTGGCAATCCTACGTAACCAACATAGCCGGAAAATACCATGATGTTTCCACCTGTACCAAAAGTTACCTTCATGGCAAGAGGAGTTTGTGAGTCGGAAGCCGCACGCATAGCTAATTGACCAGCATCAGTAATATCCCAATTGTGCTTGATGTCGATAGATACAGCAGACGCTACGCCGGGGCGCTCTCGCTTTACGTTGCCGTGAATAACTGTAGAGTCAACCTTGCTAAAATCGCCACCTGACATTGTAATCTCGGCAACAGTTGTTAGTGACGTGCCAAATGTTATAACCTGAAAACTCCCTGATGAGAACGCATCGAATGCTAGCGTATTAATGCCTGTTGTACCTGTAACGTCTTGAAGTTTAAAAGATGTGGACGCAACCTGACCAACGGTTCTGTATACTTTTCCGTCTAATTGTTGCATCCCTTGCACTGTTAAAACAATATATGATCCGTCAGCCGGTGGCGTGCTACACGCGACCACGCCTTCAGTAGCCTTTGTTATTCCTGTTATAGTGACGGCTGCTGCTAATGCTGATTGCATTGCAATTGCCACATTGGTCATCGTGCGTACTGTTGCCATTTTATTTCCTAAGTTGGGTTAAATTCTGTTGTTGTATAAGTTGTTCGGTAAGTCAATGTTAATGCGCTTATTTCAAAATCATCCTCGGTAAACTGAAAGTCCGTAGAGACAAGCTGTAAATCATGTGCGCCTATTGGCGTAGTAAGTTGCGTTTCGATTTCAGCGGCGAAAACATCCATATCTTGCTCGGTTTTCTCGTCATCTACGCCAGAATCAACCCACACAATAACTGTAACCGTAAGCGTCCTTAACTGCGATCGAGGGCTTATGTTACTAATATACTCCACGCCTTCACTATCTGCAAATAGCGTGATGGCAGGAAAGCTCTCCCGCTTAGGCGCTATACGCTGAATCCAGCAACCGCCAAAATCTGGCAAGGCTGAAAGCTGGGTCCTTATTAATTCTAAAATTGCACGGCGCTTATGCAAAATGACCCCGATAATCTATGTCGTTTTTCAACATTTCTTGCACGGCATATGGGATAGTTGACAACCGTCCCCCTTCAACTGATTTTTGAAACCCTTCCCAATGCGATACAAGCCACTTGATCGCGCCCTTTATGTTTTCCGGTACATCTGCACTTTCATCCGAAAAACCGGCTACATATTGAATAAGGA